GATGGTGAAGCCCTAAAAGCGTTCTAGTACCAATGAAGCTGCATTATATTATTATCTTAACCATGGGGTTGGCTGGGTGTCGTACTACGGGCGGAACTGAAACCGCAGTACTGCAACAGAACATCGCACGCATCAATGAGGCAAGCCGGGCGTCCAGGGCGGATGCCAAGAAGATTAAGGAGCTTAGCCGAACCATCGCTAAAGCAGCAGACCATCAGGGTCGGAGCCTCGATGTGGCAGATCACAAGCAGGCCATCCTTGAAGGCTACTTCAAATGGCTGATGCAACGGAGGAATCAATAATGTGTGGCAATTGTAGATATCGGCACGCGTCCGGCGACTACTGCAGCAACTGTGGATATCGCCTCGGCAGGGCTCCGGCTCGAGTGCGGATGCTCACCATTATTATCACGATCTTCTTCACGCTGGCTGGTGCGTTTGCACAGGAACCAACCCCACCAATGCCAGCCATTGACTTTTCCACGTTCACACCGAAAACCGTGGCCCGCATCTTTGACGGTATGCGCAATGCACTTGCGGAAGCGCACCGGCAGCAGGATATTATCGTACAGGCGAACGTGGAACTCGGCAAGCGGGCGGCAGACGCAGAGGCGCATGCTAATATTGCAATCACGGCGGCTGCCACCAGCAAGCTGGAGAGCAAAATGTTGCAAGGTACAATTAGCGGACTGAGGCAGGAAGTATTGGAACTGGAAGCGAAGATGGCAGCATTGCGCAGGTTCTGCCATGCCGTGTTGATAATTATCTTCGTGACGGTCGCAGCCCTCGTCTGGAGCGTACTGCAGAAGTTCGATGTGTGGCGAATCCCGTTAATTGGTGGGTGGCTGTCCGGGTACGCCACCATTGCCAGAGTGATCATTGCTATTGCGGCGGGGTCGGCAGCTGCCACCACCGCATGGGTGATCCTATCCAGAATCTGAAGTTCGCGGTTGCTGGCCGCACTCCCTAATTATCTGGGTATGCGTCCTGCCACTTTCATATCACTGCTCGAAGCAGCGGTTCCTAACCCGAAGTTCCGGGAAGTGGCTCTATGGCTGAAGGTGCACCGCAATGCGTGTGACGTACTCCCACCAGACTGGGAAGAACTGACGTTACCACATGTTGAGATTGAGCACGATACGCCGCGCGTGCCCAAGCGATGTTATGCTAATGCGCTGGCACTGGCAAGGTTCGACCCACGTTACCAGTTATACGGAGGTTGCGTGGTATGGGACCACAACTATCAGCAGGTTGTGAATTTCGATATCAATGGCAAGTACTGGGGTACCAGGACCTGCCGGACAGTACACGCCTTTTGCATCATTGATGGCAAGATTGCCGACCCAACGCTCGGCCTGAACTCGGACGACCATTACTTCGGAAAGCCTCTCGATCCAGCACAGTTTAAGGATGATGCGGCGCTGGAATCGTTCCTGTATAAGTGCTCCGCCGCCTACGATGCAACCTTCCCCTACGATGAAGCCGTGTTAACGCGCACGTGGGAGGAGTGGGATGCAAAGACGAGTAAAAGCAGCACCAAGCAGCACCAATAATACCTAATGGCTAAAAATCTCTCTGTGCAATCAAGGTTGGTTCGAGCCATAAAACTAGTTATTTGCATGTCGCTCTTATCCAACCCCGTGGTTGCAGATTACGTTGAAAAGTCCAAGCAGGTGGGACTAACCCCGATGGGCCTTGGTGATGATCCGCGTCCGCTTAAAAAATTAAAGGCTAGAGGATCATTAGACTACGCGTCTCGGCGGCACAAGCTCACCATCATGCAGCAGGTGGAAACTGGTATGAAAACTTGCACGAAATGCAAGGTGTCGCGCCCGTTGTCGGACTACTCTGCGGACCCCGGAAATACGGACGGCTTGCAACCGGGGTGTAACAATTGCCGCCGAGACATGCGATTCAAGCGACGGTTGGCAGTGATCGAAAAATATGGCGGGTGCTGTGCGAATTGCAAGGAGAAATACCCGCGCTTCATAAACATTGACCACATTAACGGTGACGGGCGACAACATTGGAAAGAAATTGGGGGTGGCGGAAACATTTCACAGTGGCTGCTCCGGAACCCGGTTGATCATGAGCGGTTTCGACTCCTGTGTTGGAACTGTAACCTTGGACTGAACAGCCTGCGCACCAACAGTCTTACTGTGCTGCAACTAACACAGCAGACGTGGGAACAGGATCACAAGCTTTTATTTGCAACAGACTTCACGCAGTATGAGGCACCGGAGACCAAGTTATGCTCCCGCTGTCATTCTTTGAAGCCGATTGACGCGTTTTGGGTATGTAAAACGAACCGCAGTGGCAGATACTCATACTGTCATCGTTGCATGGCCGAATGGCAACTTGATATAAAGCAACAGTGCTTAGACCATTACGGCGCAGCGTGCGCGAACTGTGACATTAGTCTCCCGCACTTTCTTGCCTTTGATCATATCAACGGTGGTGGCAGGGCGGAGCAACGCAGTGGACGAGATGCTAGCTTACCGAAGTGGTTGAAACGGCATAACTTCCCCGCCGGTTTTCGCACACTCTGTCACAATTGTAACGGCGCAGTGTACCACTTTGGCGGCGACTTGCACCTTCTCAACACGGATCGACAAAAGTATGGCTAAGAATCTCGGCAAAAGTTATAGTCTTTTCGGCTTGTGTGGCTGGTTTAAACCGGCTCCAACCAATCTCAGCAAGCAGGAACGGGAGACGGTGAATAGGATGCAATCGGGCCTGTCATCACCGTTGCAGGGTGGGATGCAGGAGTATTACATGGGGCAGACGTCACGGAACTCGGACCCACAACAGCACTTTGGAGAAATGGAAGAAATGGCTGGGCACGAGATTGTTGCTCCGGTTCTCGCCATTTACGCGGAAGAAGCGACGCAGCCAGACTCTTCAAACGGAAAGGTGATCTGGTACGAGTGTGATGATAGTGAGGTGGAGGAAGATCTCAACAAGATGCTGGAACGGGTCAATGCAGACGATGACGCCTATGCCATCCACTGGGACCTCGCTGCATTCGGTAACAGCTTTCGGCGGCTCCTGCGTACCGAGGCGAATGGTATCGAGCACATTGTACCGATCCCGGTTTCGCACATTCGCCGCATTTACGACCTCACTACCAAGCGCTTGCTGGGGTTTAAGTGGGCCGGGCACGAACCCATGCCTGAGCAAGCGGTTCGCCTGACCTCCGGCAGCAAGTCTGAGAACATTTTCCCACCGTGGGACTTTCTCCACTTCCGCCGCATTACCAGCCGAACAACCTCGGAGTCCGAGTACGGCACGTCCATGGTGGAGCACCTGTTCACGCTCTACCGTCGCATCAAGCTCTCGGTGGATCAAATGGTAGTATACAGACTTCACGCCATGCCAAGCCGCTGGATTTGCTGGGTAGATACCGGCACACAGACAGCGGCAGAACAGTCGGATACACTGACCATTTATAGGAACTTCCTGCGATCCACCATGGCGCTCGATGGAAACAAGTTCGAAAGCCGGTTCAACCCACCGGCAATGGACTCCATCCTCTTTTTCCCGAAGCCAACCGGCGACGAATCGAAGATTGATCAGATGCAGGGTACCAACGATGTGCCAGATGTGCCAGATATTGACCTGTTGACCAAGATGTTCTTCGGTGGTGCACGCGTACCGCGCAGTTATGTTGGATTCGGCGAAGACGACGGAAGCCTTGCCAACAACTCCCTTGCCAGCAAGGATATTCGTTTTGCCCGGTTGATCCGGGTGCTCCGGCAGCCTGCCATCAGCGGATACGCCCGGCTGGCTGATATTCAGATGGTGCTCAAGGACAAGGACCCCAGCAAGTACAAGGTAACCGTGCAGATGAGCAGTATCTCCGCCATCGAGGATGAGGTGAAGGCCGCGACCATTTTGAAGCAGGCCGAGGTTGCCAACGTGGTCTCCGACATTTGTCAGAAGCTGACCATTCCAAATAAGGAAATTATCGATCTCGTGTTCCGGGAGTACCTGCACGTTCCGCGCAAGTTTGCAGACGTGGCTAAACTGGCTGCCGCCGTGCAACAGGTGGTTGGCGGACCGGAGGGTGCTCCTGGAGGCGGCGGAGGTATGAGTGGGATGCCGATGGGAGGTGGCGGAATTGGTGACGATCTTGGTCTCCCACCAGAAGAACCAGAGGGCGCTCCGGAGGTGGAAGTAGACGGCGACCAGCCACCACCTATCGCCACGACCGGGCAGGAATCGGTAACGGCGCTTCAGCACACTATGTTGCTGGAGCTGCGCATGGCCATTAAGGGAAAGCACAAGCAGCTCATTCCGGAGATGAAGCGCCTTTCCAACGCCATGCGGTCCCTGTATCGCATCCATGCGACCGGGCGGGTTAGCCTCGTTGAAACCAACCGGGTGTTGCGATCCAAGGACGCCCTGCCGACTGGCAAACGCCTAACCGAAGGTGCGGACGCGTCCACGATTTACAATGGTACGGTTCTGACACCGGTTGGCCTCGCTGAGGCCGAGGGTAATACCACCGTGGCGGAGAGCCACCCCGCTGTGAAGGCCGTGCACGGGATGCGCAAGGCCGCGAGCGGAGCGCAGCCGCTGACCGAGCAGGTTAAGGCGGGGAAGATTCGCGTTACCGCACAACTCCACGAATGATATGGCTATTGAATCTCCATTTGGCACTTTAGTACCAGGCGGTGGTGGCTTTGGTAACATATTCGAGCCAGCACTGAAGCATCGATTCCGCATTGAGTTTGAGTCCATGGGAACACTTGGCTCCGGTCTATGGGACGGCGCGAGTGGTTGCGACTGGGCAGTGCGCACTTTCAACCCCGGTGGGTCTCAGATCGAGGCTGGAACCATACAGGTGCTCAACCAGCAGATTCGATACCCGAAGAATCTTAGTGCCGGAGATGCAGCAGAACTAGAGTTAATCATGTTCAACCCCAGCACGGCGCTAGATGTAATGTGGAAGTGGCATATGTCGGTTGGACAACGCAGTATGCAAAGCGGCGGCAGCATTGGGCTGTTACAGGGAGCTGGAGGTATTGGAGGCAGTGCCACGGTGTTTGCTCTCGGACCAGACGGGGTGACAGTCATCGGTGGGTGGCATCTTGCCAATATCTGGCCATGTTCAATTATTGCGGGAACATTTGATCAGAGCTCCGAGTCTGATCCGCTAGTGCATCGGGTTCGTTTTGAGGTGAACCAGTGCATGCTGATTGGATCTGACGGAGTAACAGTGTAATGAAGGCTGACTCGTCCTGCCACCCCATATTTCCGAAGGAGCCGTCCGCTGTATATCGGTCGATGAAGCCGCTACGGATGCGCGTAGGCAAGCTGATTAAGGAGATTCGGCGCATCACGGCGGACCCGCCTCGGAAGTAGGTACTTGACAGGCGTTCGTTCTTCTGCTAAGGTATGCAGTATGAACAAAACACTTCGAATCACGCAGGAATTCAAGACACTCACCGAAGCGGTTGCCGCAGCGGTCGCCAACCAATCACTCGATCTGAGCTACAACCCAGCAGAGGCTGCCCGCAAGGTGAAGGACTGCGACAGTGGATATCACCGGGATCGTGGCGTTACCGCTGCCTTTCTCACTGATGACGGCGTCTATTACGTTTATGAGTCCGGCGGCATGAGCCTGCTACACAAGTTCGAGCCGTTTATCTCCTGCCTGAGCGACGGCGGGTTCCACATTGCGCAGATTGCGCCGGGTCGCACGAGCATCGTGATCAGCGAGTTTGTTATCAAGAAGACCGCCGAAGGGCGCGACTTTTTCCGCAAGAACGCCGACCAATTCCTCGCCGCCTGATCGCCACCTTGAGTGCCTCAACCATATCAAAAACACGCCACAAAGCATTCCTCCGCGTATGATTATTGCTATTGCAGAGTCCAGAACCTCAAGCATCACGAACGCCTCAAGCATCACGAACGGTGATGTTATCAATGGTGTTGTGCGGCACTGTTACACTCACGCCGATATGGGCGCGGATCACTGGTTGGCCGTAGTATACGACGACGGCTCCGACGAAACGCTAACTGCGAACATCCTGAACCGCATTCAGGCGCGTCATAACCCTCGCCGATTTACGCATTCTGGATTACTGCCGAGGACGGTGTTACCGAAATCGAAGCCTGCCAAGTTTTAGCCGAGCGCAACGGACGCAAAGCAAAACCATGGACACACCAACCGTTGACGACATCATCGCGGACCTAGAATCGCGTGGCCTTGGCTGGAGAATTGACCGCACCGGATGCACGATAGAAGCCATCGTAAGGGGATGGCCGACCGTGATCGCCCGCTACCGGCCCGCCACGGTGGAGCCGCTGGCGAAGATGCTCGCGGCAGCGTGCTTCGATGTGGACTGGACGGCATACCCGGTGAAGCCATGACCACCTGCCCATCATGTGGAGCCGCTGCGGACCCGCGCTTACGAATATGGCACGAGACGATGATCCACTGAAATACTTTCCGGGCTACGCTGAAGCGTGTGCTGCGGCTGAGGCAAATAAAGGTGTGCCCGGAGCGGCGCGTCCAAATGCGGAGGCAGTTCCGTGCAGCGCATGGATGGACGAAGCGGGAGCGGCGCTCACGCACGCGAGAAACGCCCTACTGATAGCGCCCGCATGGAATGAAAACTGGACGGCCCAAAAAGAGATCGCGATTGCAATACGCTGCCTCGAAACAGCGATCGCATCGGAGCCGCGCCCTTCGTCCATCGAATCAAGCTCAGCGACAGGAGCGGCGGAACCAGCGCGGCCCGCAGGCGAGGCGAACCCGCCGAGCTTGTTCGCTGGAGTGCTTGGTTCGGGGATTCCCCGGCGGCGGGAGTGGCAATGTCAATGCGGATGGCGTGTGGCAGACGAGTGCTACCTTAGCATTGTATTTGACGCTCCGTGTCCGCGATGCGGCAGCAAATACTCGACGTTTCACTCCAAACAAATGGGCGGGGATTCCCCGAACGAAAAGCTGAGCGACTGCCCATGAAAAAGCCTACGAAATCACCCAAGACGCGCGAGGGCAGTTCGCTCCGGCGCATGGTTAGAGAGCTTCGTGAATTTGCGAAAGACTGCGCGCGCTGTGCCGAGTGCATGGAGCGGGAGATACGCGATGGAATCTGCATCCGGCAAAGTGCGGAGAGCAAGCAAGCGCGCGCCGACGTGTTGCGTTCGCATGAAAGATGGGCACTCGAAACACTCAAGCTCTCTAACGCGGAATCCAGCCCTTCATGTGGAGCCGCTGCGGACGGGCATCAGGAGCCGCCGCCAACGCGCCGCACGCACTAACTCCAACCTGTGCAAAATCTAATGAAAAATGCCGTCGACGAGTACCAGAGACTGGTCTCCAAATCTCAGCAAGCGGGTTTGTCGATCCACAAGTACTGTATATCTGAGGGGCGGGCGGGAACCTACGCCTCGGCGTTCTCCTACATTGCGTACTTCTGACACGCTGGTCAAGTTTGAAGCCATCCTTGCCACGGTGCGCAACTTCCACAGCCAGTAAGGTTAACATAGTTAACAGCATTCCTGCAGACCTATGGATCGCCCAACTCTCACCGCCAACGACGCCGTCCGCCAAGCCGGAATGACCGCATCTAGCTACCTCGCATCTGCCATCGAGTCCATCAACGGGCAGTTTGGTGCCGGATATGCCGCGTCAAACCCAGCACTGGTTGCTGCTCTCATCCACGCATCCACGCTGGACTTCAACAACTGCGCAATGCACTGCGTGCTCGGCGAGATTGCTGATGCTGTTAGTGAGCTGGCACACCGCATTGGCGAGCTGGCAGACAAGGCAGACTAGGCAGACTAGGCAGACTAGATCGTGTGCACGGCATCCGGCTTCCGGACGAATTCGCTTGACCACGCGTCCACCGCCGGGTCGGACATGCGCCGGATCGCCTCGGACCGCTGCGCCAGCGTGTAATCATCCATCTTGACGCTGTCGTCCTGACTGGCGTTGAAGACGCAACCGGCAATCGAATCGGCCATATCCTTGCTACCTGGTACATTAAGAAGCTGGACGCCGTTATGAATTACTCGGATGAACTGGTCCGGATGGTCGATTTTGTCGGGTCGGTCCTCAAGATGTTCTAGCTCGGTCATGAGGTAGTCATGTCGGAACATGCTAAACCGACCCTCATCGAAGGTTTGCTTGAGCTGCACGTACTGATCCTTCTTCCGGTCCACGGAAGTGTAGCAGGTCTTGAACCCGTTGCTTTCGAGAATGTTTCGCATCTCTAGTGACATGGCGGCTAAGTCGCAGCTAACCATCTTGATGTCGAAGTTGCGCTTCTTGAGCCACCATATAAACTCCCGGATACGCCCGAAGTCGACTGGGTCGGAACCGGAGGCACTACGGATCACCCGAAACGCCATGTCGAGTTCGAACACTGGTCGCATGGACTTAACGACCCGGTGCGTCAACCTGTCGATGACGTCCGTTTCCGCGTTACCGGTTGGGTGAATCATGGCAAACCCAAGGGCATCCATGGCTCCGGATGCCATATCAAGATGAATGAACCTCCCGGCGTCCGGGTGCCTTCTTGGAACGATACGGGACGAACGGCGCTGAAGCAACCGTTCGAGGTTTACGAAGTCCGAAATCTGGCTGGATGTGGATCGGACGCTAAGTGGGATGGAGTCCGTACGCATCGGATCAGCCAGTTCGTCCGATATGGAGTTCAGGATTGGCAGGGTGCTGGCAAACAGCTTGGATACGCGACCCGTACTGATTCCGGCTAGGTCACGGATGGAGCCGGGCAGGTCGCGCTCAAACTCCGGGCGATGTTCGACGGGCGGAAACAGAAGCCGTGACGGCGGCACGTCGAGCGCCAACGTGGGGTCGTCGATGATCCTTGGCGGCACGATGGCATCCCCTATATCCACGGTGAACGTCTTGCCGCAGTACGACATCTTAACCGGGCCAACCACCTCCCACCATGCGAAGTCATATACTCGGACCTTAGGGTCATTGCGGTACTTGCGGACGTATTCTACGAGGAAGTCATCTTCGGACTTGGCCGATGACATGAGGATAAGCAATCCGGGGTGGCTGGCCCCTGTCACCTCGCCCTTATCTCGCTTGAACCGGGAGGTAATACGGCGCTGAATAGCCTCAACCAGCTCGTGGGCAGCCTTGGCAGCATCCTTTTCTAGCCGGAAGTTTACCTCGTCCACGCAGCTAACCAGCACGTTACGCCCCAACGCCTCATGAATTTTGGAACCAGCCTCAATAGCAAGGTTACCGGCAATGTCCACGCGCATACCGGAGAATTTCTGGTCCAGCCGGGTAATGGATCGCTCCCGGAAGAACGGACTAAGCCGCATGAACCGGATGGCGTCTGCAAAGGTGCCATCCTTGACCTGTTCCTGCGTCACCGAAAAGAAGCTGTAGGTAATAGCGGACGCAGCGGACAACCCGAAGTACTGTACAGGGTTGCGCAGACATAGGGCGTACGCCAGCCGATAGAGCAGGATGACCGACGCCATGAAGCTCTTACCTAAACCAATGGCACCGGTCAGTACCAGCTGCTGCACCTGTGACTCCGGGCCGAAGTCCCGCAGGAGCATTTCCCGCCACTTGGGGTAAAGGCCGTCCTGCCCGTTATCCGGGTCGGACCGGCATGCCACGCCGAGGTAGTAGTCGTCCTCGATGAACTCCTTCATTGTTGGCGGAGTGCGCAGGAAGTCGGCGGCGTTTAGCTCATGGAGCAGCGGGGAGGTGCCATCACCCTCGAACTGATGGAGGATGCGGGCAATGAGAGCCTTGGCATCCTGCGACGGCATATATCCACACTCGGCCAGCAGTTCGGCTGCTACCCGTTCCCGTTCCAGCGTTGCTTTGTCGGCTACGGCTTCGATCCGGTCAGGAACGCACCCTACATCTTAAACCGTTCAACTGCGGCCCAGTATGCGGCCACAATGCCACTCACGGCCAGTATAATCCAAAGCAGCCGCATGGGCAGTCTACAGCGGCGAACGGTAAACTCCCGGCATCCCGGCAAAGTTGCACGCAGCACGGATGGCGAGCATATGTTTCTCAAATGCCGGGCCGGGGTCGTTCTTGCGTTTGGTGATTCGGTCGTGCCCGGTAACGTCGCTCAGTCCGTAATGGGCGACCAGCAGCTTGGTAAGAGCAAGGACAGAAGCTACCTGGGCAGGGTAAAAGATTTCCCACTCATTCCCGCCCTCGCTCGCTCCGGCAAAATGCGTAGCGTGGATTGTGTCGAATCCCGGAACGTGCTTCCGAGCCCATGAACCAGCGCCAGCCATATCGTCGCCAGCATTCGCCTGCTCAATTCCGATGAAAGCTTCATTACCAGAATGAGAAGACCCATCCGACGGGTCAACCCACTGACTTAATCCTGCGTGAGAGGCAACCTGATTGCAGGGGACGCACTGCACAATGGTACCGTCCCGGTCCACGATAAAGTGGCAGGAAAGCTTCCGGGCAGCCATCACGTCCGCTGCGCTATCAATGTCCTTGACGTGATCCCCGTTAATGTCCCCGTCCCCGTCTGCCCCACCGGTGAAGTGGAGCAGGACGCCTCGCGGGTGCAGGGTTCCGCGTCCAGGAAGCGGTTGCCGCCACACGCCGACGAGCCAGTGATCCGCGCCCATGTTCAGCCCACCGGGAATCAGGACCGGCGCGGGCGTGTCACCCTGTGGAGCTTCAGTGGGATCTTCTTTTCCTGCAATCGCCGCCTGCAGACGACCCTCCGACAGCACACCCCACTTTCCATCTGCATCGTTACCTACGAACCCGAGGACGGCCTGCACGAGCTTGATCGTTGCCCTGTCGGCCTGGTTGAGCGCGGTGCGCGATTTCCTCCCGAAGTCGTTGTCGACCTTGAAAGGGTAAACTCCTGCGTCTTTCAGGACTTGTTGGATGCGTTCGATTTTGGTCATAATAATATACGTAGTCTACCGGGGCTGCTCATAGGTCAGGTAAGCGATACAGCGTTCACGGGCGGTGATGCTGAGTGCCGAAAACAGCTCGGTATTGTCAAGGTTGCCCATATTCCCAGGAACGCAACTTGACAAGCGTTCGTTCTTCTGCTATTATCCTTCCATGACATCCGAACACGATCAAGTCACCCCGGCCCCGTTGGGCAAGGTCCGCGTCCTTCCCGCCATCAAGATTGTCTGGCGCGTGGGTGAAGCTCCGACTGGCCGTTACCGATCCTTCGAGCGCCGGAGCTGGCCCACTGCCGAATACGCTGAATCGCAGAAGTCTGCGGCCAGCATTTCCTGCGAGGACGAATACCGCCCTGCCAATGTGAAGACAGGCAACCATAAGGAACTCATCGTCCGGGTCGCCGACTGGTCCCCGCCGGAGCCCGGTGGCGCGGCCTTTCGTTGGCGCACGGCCAAGCAGCGCTGCAAGACTTTGGAGGAGGCCAAGGCGCTTGCCCTCACCATCCTCAACGCCAACCCGCAATTCTCGCCACAATGAAACCCAACACCCACACCTCCATCAAAAAACGCGACAAACTTCGCCGACTGCTATCTGCGCTTAAGCTGATGGAAGACAACAATGAATGTTTCACCTGCTGCGCAATTAGCAGAGATATGACTGACCCAATGCGGGTTTGGTATACCGACGTGCTTCACATGCATTCCGGCGCGGTACGCGGTTCTGTGGGGTCATTCTGGGAGCGAGACTTGAACGAAGTGCACACGGATCGAAGCCGGGTCGCACATCGCCTTATGTGGCTGGCCTTTCTCCACACGCTCGTCTCCAATAACCTCGAATAATCTCGCCGTGCCGTATCCAACCAACAACCCATCGTTGACCCCGGCAGCGTTCATCCCCTTACCCAAGGGGAGTTCTCACCTTGGCATAAACTTCTTCTAACCCGTTCGCTCTTCGTCAATGAAAAGACAGTCGTAATGAACGCCTACTTCTCGCCTAATACCTGAGAATACCTGAGACAATGTCTAATAACACCAATACGAAGCTGAACCTACACGCAATTCGCGTCAAGTGCGCAGAGCTAATGGGGTGGCAGGTTCACCCTAATTATAGGTTCTTGGTCATTCCCCCGAATTCACCGCATAGCGTTCAGCCATTGTATACCATTCCGTTATACACTACCGCTGCCGATGACGCCCTCGAACTCGTGAACTGGATGATAGATAAGGCTCGCAGGATTGTCGAGCTTACTCGCAGTCCAGACAATAGGTGGGTCATCTGCGTGAGAAATGCAGGGAGCAATGAGCGCAGCCAGTACTTCGCGGCGGATACGCTCCCAATCGCCATTTGCCTTGCCTTTTTGCACGTCAATAACATTAACCCCGAAGATTTGAAGTGACTACACCTACCTGCCCAATTTGTCACAAGAATACCGAGGTTCGACCCGGAGCATGGGTAGGCAGATGGGTATGTCGCATCTGCCAAGAGTCGTTTGGTTCGGTTGGCGATGCCGAACTTACGGAGAGGCTCGAACTCGAACGCAATAACTGGAAGCAGGTGGCCCGCGAGTATATTAACCGTAATAACGAAAGCCTGCTCGCGCTGCACAAAGCAACTGCCGAGCGCGAGACTGAACTTGCAGATTTGAAGAAGGCTCGCGCAGAAATCAATACGAGTTATCGACTATTTGACCTCGTGCGGTACCAACGTGCGGAGCTGCACAGGTCCGGCCTCATCACTGATGAGGAATACGGCTGGCTTTGCGCGTCTGATATGGCTATAAGCCCTCAAGGGGGCAGTCCGTCGCGGCAACGGCTCGAGGATTACGACAAACTTCGCGTAGAGCTGGACGCTGTGAAAAAGGAACGCGATGCGGCCCGCGTGTGTTTCGCCGAAGCCTCGCAGCAATGTGCAAATAACGGAAGGGACCAGTATCTTAAGGAAGGGTGGCTCGATCCGCTCAACAAGGCTGCGCTTGCAGATGAACTCGCCCGCGTCACGGAGGAGCGGAACAGGCTGAAGGGTGACGAGTTCTACAAGCCGGAACTGGACATCGCCAACGCAAGGCTGCGCGGAGAGGTTGACCCGAGGGACAACGGCATCCTCGAACCATCGGTGCAGTCAAGCGGTGGTAAGGGAAGCGCAGAAATTTGAATCAAACATATGAACAAATCTGATTTTAGAACATTCGCACATCTCTGCGCTACTGGCGGCAAATTACCCATTATGGCTATCACCGAACGCGCAGCCATCGTGCTGCAAGAAATTGACGCCGCGCTTGCGCTAGCGGACAAGGCGACGCCGGGGCCGTGGGAATATGACGAGCGCCCCGGACAGCAAACCGTGATGGCGCTGGACGGAAAAGCAACCGTCGCCCTCGGATTCCACCTGACTGCCAGCAACGCAACGATGCCTTTCATCGCCGCCTCCCGTACGCTCCTGCCCAAGTCCCTGCGCTGTCTCAAGACGGCGATTGAGAAGATACTTAGCGACCCGCTGTTATTGTATCCTGACAATGATTTCAACCGCGAAGCACTCACCACCCTCTGCGACCAATGGGAGGCAACACGATGAAAAGACGAAAACACAAAGGCATGAAACGAAAGCGCGGCGCATTTGTTCTCGACAAGTTCATCCCCTCATACCCAACACCAACACGAGCCGAAATAGAACGGCTTACAAGGCTTTACTCACGCAGGGCTACGGTGGACTGATTCAAGCCGTCAATGGTGGACTGGAATCAGAACATGTCGGTGCGATCAGCTTGACAGGTGTTCGCAAGCCTGCTATTCTACGCGTCTATGCAAATCATCTTATCCAAAGCCGAGGCCACGCAGGTCATGCAACACGAACTGTTCTCTAACTTAACCGAAGGTGTGCAAATTGCGCTCACGGACGGGGTGACGGAATTTGCCGAACCCGAGACCTCGCAACCCGACATCAACATCATGCGTGCCGTCGCGGCGCAACGTCCCGTACCACAACCGAAGCCACAGCGTCATCGCCCGCCGCCGCCGATCAGCATGCAATCGAGGACGCCGTCCAAGCGAAATGTGTCCCGCCTGCGCTTGCTGCCAAAGACCAGCGTGTTGAGTTCATCCATGCCCGCCAGCTGGTGGGAAAGCAAACACACGGCTGATGAGCTGCGTAATATCTGCCGTGTGTTTGGTATCCGGCAGGCCGGGACGGCGCGGGAAATGGCTGACAACATCGAATTCGGCGTGCCAGGTCGTGCCGCCATCCGGGCTGGCATCTATGGCAAGGATGATCACGTTGTCTTTAAGGTCAACATGAGGTACAGCTTCCCGCCGACCGAGTCACTGGACGTAATATCCGTCGAGCAACCACGCGCGGTGCCCGCGTTGCAGAATGCCATGGAAGCGCGAACGCGACTCCGCAAACGAGAGCGTAATCACAGGCTGCTGAACACCCATACCAGTAACTTGACAGAGAATCGTTAACACGCCTATGCAAACTTTCCTACCACATCTTGACTTCACCAGCTGCGCGCAATGCCTCGACCGCCAACGCCTCGGCAAGCAGCGCGTGGAGGTAAAGCAAGTCTACCTCGCGTTAACGCAACCCGGTTACGGCTGGCAGAATCACCCTACAGTTAAAATGTGGCGTGGGCACGAATACTGGCTGCTGCAGTACGGATTGGAAGTATGCGCCGAGTGGATTAAGCGTGGATATAACGACACACTGCAACGCTGGTTCGATAAGCAGCAGGATTTGCACGTACCATTCGGCTTCACACTTGACTCGAAGCCTGATATGCCGTGGCTCACCCCGTCCTTCTGCCTTTCCCACCGTTCTAATCTCATTCGCAAGCTTCCATCGCATTACGGTCCAATGTGGCCAGATGTGCCAAGTAACCTTCCGTATATTTGGCCTGTGACAATCGTCGGCTAGTTATTTCTATGACAAGCACCGAGAAGAATGAGTTGGCAGTTGCCTCCATGGCCGTGGAGGGGTCACCATTGCCTGCCACCCCGCCAACGCAGGATAATTCGGTCGCGTGGGCATTGCATCAGGCGCAGTCATGGGCACATAAGGCTATGCGGGAACTTAAGTAATTGTTCTCATGACACCAAGCACATTCACGCAGCTGACCGAGGCACCAAACGAGGCCGCTGAGGCCGATCGGCCTGAGGTCGTGATTCACGTATGTAACCCGGACGACCGCTCCCTGTTTCTTGACGTCACAGTTCGGGCACACCTTGCTGCACCAGTTCGCAGCCTCGACGATGTGGAGCTCGACCTGAACGGCGATCAGTATTGGGACATCTCCTACGGGTACGCGGGCGGTGGTGACGCTGATGGACGCCTTATCATCACCAACCCGGAAGGCGACGAAGGGCCGTATGATGTGACAGATAAGGTGCTGGCAGCGCTGCAGAAGCCCGGCAAGGTTAGGTTCGGCTTCAGCCCGCAGGACGAATAACGCCTTGAACCTTCTTCGGCGACTAATTGTTCTCATGACACCAAGCACATTCACGCAGCTGACCGAGGGCTGGACGGGCAACAATGACTCCGGCGATTGGGAAGCTACTTCCAAGTCGGGTAGGTTTCTGCTAACCGTAGGCAACTCCTCAGGTGGTCGGGATATGACCGTTCACGCCAGTATCTACGCAACCGATGCCGACCCGGAGCTGGACGAGCCGCTGTGGCAGGGTTCTCACGTGTGCGATGGTGGTGAGGAGGGAGACGAGGAGTACGACACGTTCTACGAACTGTACAACATGCTGGAGGATGAGCGCTTTAAGGAGGTTTTCGCGAAGCTTGGGGGATCAGCAGCCTTGCAGAAGTTGCAGGTCAAGCCCGCCACGCCCGCTCAAGCCTCTAACAACCAGCGCGGCAAGGAAATGGTTAGATGGCTTGGGCCAAGCAACGGCGGCTCCACAGACACTTACAGCGTTAATCAATGCACGCCCGGACTGAAAAAGCTTGGGTTCACGGATGCTGATAAGCCAGTTGCTCATATTGTCAAGAATTCTGGCGATGTGCGCGTTTACTGCGCAGACAGGACTACTGGGCTTGGGTCTCGCCTGCAATCCTTCAGGTACGAAGATGTCAAGAAGCTTCTAGGTCTCGTTCGCCCCGGCCTCGGTAAACCGCGCGTCAAACCGGATCAGGTTTCATAGCATGGCTTCACCCGCAATTCAGTACACCGCTCGAGACTTCGCCTCCAACCTGGCGGCTTTGCAGGACTACGTTCGAGCAAACTCGCCGGAGAACTGGAATAGCTTCTTTGCCGGAGACCTCGGTGAAGTGCTGGCTGAGCTCATTGCTTATGACGGGGCGCAGCTGAGCTTCATTGGCGACATGGCCGCGCTGAACTGCTTCCCCGGCACGCTCAAGCACCGGGAGGCACTCATCCACCTCTGCCACTTGGTCGGTTACCGCCTGCGCCGGTCCAGCACGGTTTCGTTAGCCTGTTACGCCCGTGCTGCCACCTCCCCGTCGCCGTCCGACCACGGATACATCATTCCGAAGGGCGTGCAGGCTACCGGACGGGACGGCACCATCTGGGAGGTTGCCTCCGACTGCATCATTGCGCCGGGCAACACCACGCCGTTGCGCATCGAACTCCAGTATGGCGACGTCATCGCCCCGCAGCTCCGTGCCGGGCAGACCGTGCAGGTTGTGGCGCTGGTTAAGCTTACCATAGGTTCCGCCACGGCCACGCTCTGCCACCCGGACGGTACCCGCCTGACTGAGGCTACCTTCGGCCCGCGCGTGTCTGCTGGCTCCATTCTCCGCATGACACAGGAGGTGCTGACATGGTCATCTACCGTGACAACGTGGGGAGGTGCCCCGCAGCCGCCCCGTGGTGAGTATGCCGTGATTGAGGCTGGGAAGCTCACCAGCGACCTGCAGAATTACACGGTGCTGTACCTTGACCGCCCGTGGGATGGTGCCGCAGACTTTGTCGGTCAGTGGGTGATCGAGAACCGCAACATCATCATGTCGCAGGGTGAATCTCGGCAGGATGTGCTGACGCTGCCCGCTGGCACGAACCGTCCCGGATACCAGGCTACCACGAGCTTCTACCCGGTTATTTCTGGAGACGTGGAGCCGTTCATTCCGTCCGGCCAGCTTTCCACAGTCAACGGCGTACAGCTTGGAGCCATCGTTACCGTCAACGGCGTGGCGTGGCAGGCGGTGGCCAACCTGCTCGCATGTGGTAGCGACCAGCAGGTGTACGAGTTCGACTTCGATGCGCTAGATCGGATGACCGTCACATTCGGCGACGGGCAGTTCGGCGCACTCCTGCCGGAGGCGGCGCAGATTACAATCTCCTACCGGACCGGTGGTGGTGCAGCAGGTAACGTGCTGCAGAACGCCATTGATACCACGATCATCGGGCAGGTGGCCAGCCAGACCAGTACGCCGGTCTCCATTTCCATTTCCAACCCGTTCACCGTGGGTAAGGGTGGCAGCGAGCGGGAGTCCATCACCGAGGCCCGAACCGGCCTGCCCGCATTCGTCCGGGCCAACGACCGCGCCGTTTCGCCCGAGGACTATATCTCACTGGCCTCAGGGTTTAGTGATCCGGCTGCCGGGCGGATAAGGCTCGCGAAGGGCGTCCTGCACCGGAACGCGGTGCCACACGAGCAGAACATCGTCTGGCTGTACGCCTGGGTGTCCGGTCCGTCCGGGCAGTTAGCCTCTCCATCGTACGACCTCAAGCAGCGCCTGTTAGACTACATGAACGAGCGCAAGATGATGACTGATGAGGTAGTCGTGCTTGATGGTACGGTCGCCACCACGCCAGTCCAGCTTCGCATCCGCATGGTTACCGGTTCCTTCCCATCGGACGTCCTTTACCGGGTGCAGAACGCCATCAATGCAGTCTTCGCCGACCTTCAGCCGGGTGCCACACTGTACATTAGCCGTCTTTATGATGCCTGCATGGAGGTGACCGGGGTGCAGTACTGTGACTGGCTCCTGCCGTCCACGGATGCCGTTCCAGCCACGGAGTTCGAGGTGGTTACCAACAGCCTCCAGCTGCCCGTTTACCTGACTATGACGGCCACCGGTCTGCTGGGAGACAACCACCTAACCGTCTCGGATACATCAAGCGTTGGTCCCGGTACCCGCATCTCAATCTTTCAGTACGGCGTGCAGCCGACCACGGCCATTGTTGAGTCCGTCACGGCCACGGTCATTACGCTGCGCACCCCGCTGCTGGCCATGTACGCTATGACGGCCACGCTGATCATTGGCGACTTCCTGCCCCTAATCTGGCAGTACGAGCGTCCGGTTCAGCTGTACGTGACATTCTCGTCCGACCCGGCGGCAGCCGCCGTGGCTACAGCGGGCATTAAGTTCCAGCTCAGCCGGTGGTTCGCCCAGGCCCTGCGCCCGGAGCAGGCGTTGCGTCGGACCGACCTCCTTGCCGTGGTGGCCGGGGTGCCGGATGTGATAACCTGCGATGTGAAGATCGGGTCATCCACCTCCGTGCTGGAGTCCGTCACGCCCGGTAGTTACGAGCTGGTCACACTCGGTGGACTGGTGGTCAACGGCGTAATTATCTAAGTAATCTAAGTATTCATATGAATCCAACTACCTTTATTCAACTCACGGAAGCCTCGGTGACGCCGGAATCCATCGCCAGGTTCAACGCTGAGTACCCGGAGATGATAGCTGAGCTTCAGGACGAAGCAGGGGATACCGACACCGATGCCATTCCGGTAGATGAGTACGAGAAGTCGGTTGGATACCTTGCGTTGGATTGCGTTGGTAACTCAGCCGAGGCAGCGATAGCCCTGCTGAGCAGCGCAGATGTAACGGGTGGATGGCTGAAGGGTAATCCGGTCAAGTTCCTTAAGGGCTATGCCAAGCGCCAAGCGATGACCGAAACTAAGGTAAGCCAGCTGGAAGCGCGCAAGGCTGCATTACATCAGGTGCTGGTAGATGCGGCTACGGAGGGGCAGCGAGCGCACGCTGAAGGTGAAGCGGATGGCCCTACCGGGTGGGCTGATACTGACGACCTGGTGAATGCGTGGTGTCTCGACGAAGACTCAGGTGATTACGCTGGCGATGCGGTGATGGAGATGTATGACGTTCTTCCATCATTCGCAGACCTCGAGGTCGAAGAAGAAGGTGGAGGGTTTTACGTCACATTTGTAGCGGCGTAACGGCATGACTGTATGAGGTCACGCTCGTATAAGCTGCTGCGCGGTACCACGCTTTACCATACGACCAGCAGCCTCAACCGGGTTACGCTTGGTGGACTGGTGGACACATGAGGCCACTCGCATTTACTCAGCTGACGGAAACCGAACTCGTCACACATGGGAACTATCGGATTCCGCGCCCGGTTCCAGTGGAGGCTGTGGTTGTTGACGGCGAGTGCCTGCAACCTGGCATTGCGCGAGATGTTTCCACAATGTGGGTGCTGCGCAATGTGATGCCCACGGATGATCCGACATGGCCTGCCGTGTTCAACTACGTCGAGAGAAACCATTATGCGTCTGATCCGCAGTTCTGGAAGCGGTTTTTGGACTCGTGCAGCAAGAAGATCAAAACTCCCGTAAAGCTGCACATGGATCC